AAAGACTGATGGTAAGATTAAAGGTAAGGGGGTTTTTGCCGCTACAGGCCTTGCTAAAAACCCAGACTGCCCTATTGTTAAAAAGGCAGTAGCTTACAAGATTGCGCGTAACATCCCTATATATCAAACAGTCATGGGCTGTGAGGACATTACACAGTTTATCACAGTAAGAAAAGTTACTGGCGGCGCAGTGTGGGAAGGTGGGTATTTGGGTAAGGCTGTGCGTTACTATTACTCTACTGAAGTTGATCCTGACACATGTATACACTACGCTAAAAACTCAAACAGAGTTCCCAATTCGGGAGGAGCTAAACCTTTAATGAATTTACCACAAACATTCCCAAAAGATGTAAACTATGTTGTATACATTGAAGCAGCAAATAAATTATTAAAAGAAGTAGGTTATGAGTGAAGATGATAATGATTCTTATTACTATTTAGAAAACACACTGAGTGTTGAAGAGGATCAAGAGATGTTTTTGCCAGATAAAATGTCTTTCGATCAACTTAAAGAACACTTTAAAAGAAAGCAGGATGAGCATAGTTATGACTGATATTCTTGAACGACATATCGAGCAAGCATTAGTTAAACGGGTTAAAGAACTTGGCGGTACGGCTGAGAAGTTTGTGTCGCCCGGAAGACGCTCAGTGCCTGACAGACTGGTAACACTACCAGACGGTGTGATTATCTTTGTAGAATTAAAGAACACAGGTAAGAAGGTAACACCCTTGCAAAAGCTAGATCATGAACGTAGACGAGCATTAGGCTGTGATGTACGAGTAATCAACTCTATGGAGGATGCACGTGCGTTTACGAAGTGATATGCATGACTACCAGAACAAAGCTGTAGAGTTTATAAAAGATAAAAAACGATGTGCGTTGTTTTTAGACCTTGGGTTAGGGAAAACTGTTTCTACACTAACAGCCATCTCCGATCTACAAGATCAAATGAATGTGCATAAGGCACTTGTCATAGCCCCACTCAGGGTAGCTAACTCTGTATGGGACACTGAGGCTGCAAATTGGCGACATCTTACTCATCTTAAAGTACAAGTATGCACAGGGACAGAGAGAGTACGTCTAACAGCATTACACAGAACAGCGGATGTCTATACTATCAACCGTGAGAACGTGCCGTGGTTGGTTAAATTGTACGGTAAGAAGTGGCCTTTTGATATGGTGGTGGTTGACGAACTAAGTAATTTTAAAAACAGTTCAAGCCAGCGTCACAAGTTTTTAAAAAAGATATTACCCTTTACTAATTATGTTATAGGTCTTACTGCAACTCCAGCTTCAAATGGGTTGCTTGATTTATGGGCGCAGATTTACTTATTAGATGGCGGTATGGCACTTGGTCGCACTATGACTTCATACAAACACCGTTTTTTTGAAGCGGATTATATGGGATACAAATACACACCTAGACACAATGCGGATGTATTAATACATAATGCAATACAACCTATGGTTTTATCCATGAAAGCTAGTGATTATTTAGAGTTACCTAATCGAATAGATTTAACCGAATATGTTGATCTTCCAACTAAAATAAAAGACACATACGATGAGTTTGAAAAGAACTTATTATTAGAACTTGACAACGGGGATGTTGTTGAAGCAATTAGCGCAGCAGTGCTAGCAAACAAGCTCTTACAGTATAGTGTTGGCGCAATATATACTGATGAGCATAAAAACTGGGCAGAGATACATGGTGTAAAACTTGATGCCCTTACAGATATTATTGAACAAAACACTGGTGAAAATATACTAATTGCCTATAACTTTAAAACAGACCTTGAACGACTACAAAAGAAATACCCACAAGCACAGGTTCTTGATAAAGACCCTAACACAATAGTTAGATGGAATGCTGGTGAGATACCTTTATTGCTTGCTCACCCTATGTCTGCAGCTATGGGATTAAATTTACAACATGGTGGTGGTATTGTTGTGTGGTTTGGTCTTAACTGGTCTTTAGATTTATATCAACAGTTTAATGGTCGAGTATACAGGCAAGGTCAAACACGACCCGTGCGTATCATCCACATCATTGCTAGAGATACTATTGATGAGCGGTTGATGATGGTGCTGGGGGAAAAGGATGCAACACAAGCCAAACTACTTGAAGCATTAAAACATAAATAAAGTTTACTAATTCTAAACGTACTATATAATGTTCGTACATTAAAAGTTTTTTGTTCGACCCTATCGGTAGTTGGGGATATAAACTCCGAGAATACAAGTGCGATACCCTTTTGGTATCTTCATGATTTAATCGCATGTTGTATTTACGATTACCGTTGTTTTCGAGAATAATGGTGATGCCGTACAGACGTACACGGCAAATTATTACTTAACTTATAGGGCAATATGATGTTAACAGATGATGAGTGTTTAGCACTATGGCACACCGAAGGTGAGCTGTTTGATACAATAAGACTCATATATAAAATTGGGTATGATGATGGACAAATGGATAAAATGGCCGAGGAATTTGACAACCTTGAGGTTACAGATGGCGAATAAAAAGACAAACAAAGACAGAAAGAAAAAAACAAATCCTTTTAAATCGAGTGAAAAGTATGGCTGACGAAATAGATAAAGCAAATGACCAAGTGGAGTTAATACGCGAAAGACAAATTGCGATAGCAAGGGGTAAACCTTTAAACGTATTTCAAAACGAGTCGGGTTTATGTTGGGAGTGTGATGCTAAAGTTAATGATGGTAGACGCTGGTGTTCAAAAGAATGTGCTGACAGGAGTAACAAATGAGAACTGGGTTTGAAGAGTTAGATATTGTACAAGAAAAAGAAAGCGAAGGGTATTACGGGAAGAGGGCGGCTATAATTTGGGGCTTAACTCTTGTAACTTTATTTGTGGGGTATATTCGGTGGAACGTATGTTAAGAACTAGAGCAGAACATGTAGAAGAAAGTATTATTCGTAGATGGCTTCAAATTAACACCGCGTTAAACACATCAATGATCCTTAAGGCAGAAGTGTTGCTTGAAAGGATATATGAAGAAAAACGGATAGATGGCATTATAAAACTATGCTTAACAGGTAAGTAAGATGAGCGACATAGAAGATGTCAATGTAAGCAGCCATTATGAGACAAACGTAAAGCCTGTATGGGTGCAAAAACCCGACAGCGTAGTGGCCCCTGCACACTACACACACTCTAAGTATCAAACTTGGGATGTAATAGATGCTTGGCAATTAAATTATAATTTGGGCAATGTGGTAAAATATATTAGCCGAGCAGACTTTAAAAATAATAAACTTGAAGACTTGCAAAAAGCTAGAGCCTATTTAGATAGGGAGTTAAACTCACTAGAACGGAACAGATGACATGCGGAAAAGAGACAAAACACAACGAAGATCAGAGAAGCGAGTGTTAGCCCAAAACCCTTTAAGTTTTGTCCCTACAGAAACGCAGGTGTATGCACCGAAGCCTGTTAAACCTTTACGCCCTTTAAATGATGCGCAGTTTGATTATCTTCAGAGTATAGAGAAGAACGTCATAACATTTGCAATAGGTAGTGCGGGTACTGGTAAAACGTATATTGCCGCAGCATACGCCGCTGATTTATTAGTAAAAGGGGAGATAGATAAGATCATTATGTCGCGCCCTAATGTTGAGGCGGGTAAAGGGTTTGGGTATTTACCCGGCGAGCTTGAAGATAAATATGCACCTTATATGGAGCCTATACTAGATGTGCTACAGGAACGGCTGGGTAAAAGCCATACTGAATATCTATTAAAACGTGGGGGCATCCAGTTTAAACCATTGCAATATATGCGGGGCAAGACCTTTAGTAAGTGTTTTTATATCTTGGATGAGGCACAAAACACTACACCTTCTGAAATGAAACTTTTTTTAACACGCATTGGTGAAGATTGTAAAGTGGTTATTGATGGGGATTTAGTGCAAAAAGATATTAATGGTGTCTCAGGTTTGCAAGACGCTGTGCAACGACTACATGGCGTTAAGAAGATTGGTGTGGTGGAATTTAAAAGCAGTGACTGCGTACGTTCTGGTATGTGTCGTGATATATTAGAAGCGTATGAGGCTCGCTTATGAGTTGTATACACCCACACAATATGTACTTATATTCGCTTGGATATAAAGTTTGCTACGACTGCGGTTTAAAACGCCATGTTGATAATGATATGCCCATACACACGAGATAACGATGAAAGTAACATTAGAAGAACATACTAACCCCTTAAACTTAGGAAAATATGCCGGAATTTGCTACGGTAGAGAAGGAAACGATGAGAAAAGATTGGCGCACATTATTGGGGTGGGGCACTTGTCTGTGCTTAGGTTTGGGTCTGCTGTATTTCGCATTGAGGGCATTAGTCGAGTTTGTCTTGCTCAGCTTACTCGTAGCAAGCATTTAGATTATTTGGTACGTAGTTCTAGGTATTGTGATGAGAGTGAAGCTTTAATTTTATTACCTAAAGCACTTATAGAACACGATGACCTCTTAGAAGCCTATACATCATTTAGTCAAGCTCTTTATAAAGACCTACGTGCTAAAGGTGTGTCTAAACAAGATGCGCGTTACATCCTACCACAAGGGCAAGAGACAGAGCTTTATGTGTGTGGTAACTACCAAGCTTGGAAAGATTTTATTAAGTTAAGATCATCTAAGTCAGCACAAGAAGAAGTACGTAAAGTGGCATTAGAAATTGAAAGACAACTGCAAGAGATTGCGCCTATAATTTTTGGAGAAAATGAATGAAAGGTAACATGGTGACGATTAATGAGTTTGGCTTTAGACACATTGCGGATTGGTCTATATTTCCATGGATCGAAACAGGCGAA